TGGCTTAGCTTATTAAAATTCACAAGCCAAATAAAATAAAAGCATATCTTTTAATTCATCTTCTGTTGTTTCTGGTCTTTCAGTTGATATTGTAACTGGATAGTTCCCTGCGTAAATTCCGTAATCAACTATAAAGTTCATATAGGTTTTGCCGCTTAACTTTAAAATTAATTTTTCAACTTGTTCTTTGCTTCCGATGTTTCCTAATTCGATAGTTGTCATAGTGTTTGGTTTTGGTTTTGGTTAAATGATATGCAAATATATGTTTTTAATTTTCACACTTCCAAACTTTTTTTAAACTTTTTTTAAACTTTATTTTTTTAACATTTTCTGCTGTTGCTGTTGTGCCGCCTGTAAATCTTTTTGATACATCGACTTTTCAAAGTCGTGAAGGAGAATGTCGTAAATCAAAGTCGCTTGCATATTTGTGACTTCCTCGATAGTTTTGCCCCATCTGTCCATCATGGCAAAGATAGTTGCCTTCGCTCCGAACTTCTTAAACCTATCCACGTTGGCTATCGCTTCCGCTTGGCTTGGTTTGTAGTCGTTCAATCTTTTATAACGCTCAAAGAACTTTTTGAGTGCAGAAAAAAAAAAGCGCAAACAGGATTAGCCTCATCCGTAGGCACATCGCTGAAATCAATCTCGGTGTAAATCTTTGCAATGCCAATCAAAGCATCCTTCGGCTTGTCATGTTGAAGTAGTAAAGACTTCGCCATTTCTAGTTTGCCGTAACTTTCACGCCCAATGTCAATTTGTTTATCCTTTTCCAAATAAGCGTTTGGTGCTTCGTGCATAAATTGCAATGCCGTAAATAACGCTCCCAGTGCCTCGCTGTTTAGCTTGTTCAAAGTTGTGGTCGGCACACCTAGCAAACAACTCGCTTGGTCAAGTGCTGTTTCATGGCTCAAAAATTCGATGTACTTCTTAAACGGTACATCGCCCCAGTTAGTCGGGATATTTATTATCTCCTCGTTTATTTTCCCTTGTATCATATCAGACTATTTTTTCTTATTCCTGTACTTGTTTTGTGCTTGGTTAGGAACGCAAAGCCATAAAGAAAACCGTCAAGCGCATGATTAAATGCGTCAACTGGTACTCCTGCTTTCTTATCATTCCAAATGTAATTACTTAATTCCTTTCTCAAATTGTGGCTTGTTGGTGTTATTATTATTTTATAGTTGTTCGCACTTGGTATCATTTCAGCTGCACCTCTACAATAATCGGTACATGGTTTAATATTCAAACCCTTGCGCCTCAAATCCTCGACTAATCTATTTTGTTGACCGTGACTATCACCCACGATTACATCAGTCGGTTTACTTATTAAACGGCTATTAAGTTTGAAAAGGTCATCAGTCCCTAGCTTATCAACTCCATAATACTCCTCATGCAAATATACAACCTTTTGGTTATTGTCAACCGCCACCTTTACCAAAGTTGTCGGGTCAACACTAAAGCCGTAATCCTGTCCGTAAACGTAGGGCAGTGAGTTGTCAAAATCGCCATGCGTCCAATTCGTGAAGATTGCGCCTTGACGGTTTGCCCTTTCACCGCTTCCGTAAATAGTCCACCAATACTGATTTGACTTCCTGCTTTCGATGTCTTCGATTTGTGATTGAGTTAGAAACGGATTGTCTTTATAAGTAGTCACCAACGGTGGATGCTTCTCGATGTAAGGGTCAAGCCAATGTTCTAAACCTAGTGCTGGGTTGTAGTCGGCTATAATTCGGTATCTTGTACGTGGGAATAGTTGGTCAATCGTTTCCTGTGGGAACTGGTGTGCCTCGTTAATCCAAAGAATATCACGACTTCGACCATGTATCTTGTCGGGAGTATCTGCACCGTAGTAGCTTATTGTGTTGCCATTAAGGTTATAAGTATGGTCGCTCTTGTTATGGTTTAAGACATTGTAAATATTTGTCTTAATCAATACGTCCATAAAGTCCTTCCATGCCGTTGCTTTTAATGCTGTGAATGTATCACGCACGATGTCAATTTCAAAGCCGCTGTAATTCTCACAAAGCCAAATTAAATAGAAAATAGTGGAGTAAGTCTTCGCTGACCTTGTGCCACCCTGCAACAAAGTTATCCTTTGAGTAGGTACTTTTTTTTTAAAAATAGAAAGTTTTTATTCGCTCTCATCGGTATCGTTTAACCACTCGGGTAAATTCTTTTTGCTCACGCTAACGTCCATTGTCTGCTTTGATTTGCCGTATGCTCTGTCTAATAGCACCTCTGCCGCCCTCACATCGCCTTTAGCCGCCTTTGCTCGTAACGCCTTTAGTATCACCTCACCTGCCGTTATTCCGTCCTTTTCCTCGCCTAATACATCAGCCAATAATTTGTCCAATTCGGGCAACTTCTTAGGTCTTCCGTTTGGGTTTAGCGTTTCGCCCTTCTTCATTTTCTTACCATCATGTGGAAATGCCATACGTCTGTTTTTAGTCTGTTAATCCTTTAAATGCTTTTAGCGGATAAAACACCAATGAGTTTCTATAGCCGCCTTCAAATGTAGGGATAATCGGTGTAACTCCATGCACATTTCTCCACGCTGGGTAAACCAAAATAGAATTATCTTGCTGTCCTATTGTTGCATTGTAATCGGGGATATGCAAATCGCCACCGTTTGAATTAAATTTTTTGCAGATGATTACGTTTACTGCCCCAACTATGTTTCCTGTATCACGATGGAATGGTGCGGATATATTGAAGTTTGAAATTGAACTTGTAAATAAGTTTCCGAATTTCCATTTGTCGTTTACTTCTTTAAATAGTTGTAATTGATTTTCGTATTGCTTAGGTAATATTTCTTTTATTAATTGTTCACTTTCTTTGGCTAACATCAACATCGCTTTGATAAATATTTGAGCACTTTTTACGGAATGTACTGAACTAATATTTGCGTATGTTCTTTTCATGTGAGGTTTAGGTGGTATGCCACCAAGTATACAACTCATTTGGGTAGTTCCAAGACCCATCTGTGCTAACTTTTTCCTTGATATACCAGTTTCTTTATTCTTTGCTATAATATCTGACCTTTCTAATAATGTTTTTGGCACATTTTTACTTCTAAATTCAGCATTCGCCAAATCTGCTAACTTGCACATCTTTTCGGGCATCTTAGTCAAATAAAACCCTATCGGTTCACCATCCGCATAGAAGATACAATCCTCTGTTACATTTGGTTCTATGTATTCACAGGATTGACCAATTTTTACGTTGTGTTTAACTTCTATTAAATCTATTCTTTTCACATTATTCATTATGATAATGATAATTAAATCTGATGAAATCTTCTTTATAGAATTGATATACTTTTTCTTTTGTGTCCTCTGTCCATAAGTTAAGTTTTTCACTTACATTTAATGGCTTCAACATTTTAAGAAATAAATCTCCTTCCATTTTATGTACATATATGCCAGTAGGCAATAATTTTGATTGTGGTGTATAGTGCCTTTCTTGAACTTCTATATTTATTATAGCATCAATAAATTTTTCAAATGGCATTCCTATATAAAATATATCTTCTTGTGGAAATACTTTTTTATCTATTGACTTATATATTTTTTGACTATATAAACTCATTATTCTATCAAATGGATTTCTTACATAGGCAAAATTGTAATAATCTTCAATTACTGTTTCAGTAAATTTAAAACCTATTTCTTGACCATGTATATCCATTTCATCACCATTTTTATATGGGATATTTAATTTTAATTCATTAGCGAAATAAGTTTTTAGGGTTGTGCATGATGTCTTAGGCAAATACCAATAGACCATTTTTTTATGGTCTAATACAATTCCTTTTAGTTTCATTTTATATGTTTCAATTTGATTTCAAAAAACTCTTTATTCTTTTTAATATTATTGACTTGACAATGATTTGGGAATTTATTTAAAAGATATAATCCACTCGCCTTCACTCTTTGTTTTGTTCGTGTTACCTGCATACCACCTTTCATCTTATAGTAATTGGTATCAATAGCTATGTTGTTAAATCTCAATACACTACCAAATTTAATGTAATATAATATGCTCCTTTCATAATCGCCTTTATCATCTATCGTTTGTGTTAAGGAGTTGTCGTGGTCTATGATTTGACCGAAACAAGCACCAACGATATATCTTAAATCAGCACTCGGCTTCTTGTTGAACATGAATAAGCCATTCTTAACTGCTGACACACCCCATAACTTTGTACTCAGTTTCTTTGATAAATCAAACCCTCTCAATATCAATTCGTGTAGTTCTGTAACTAATACTAGGTTTTTGACTGATACGGCTTTATATATACCTGCTATATCATCATCTAAACTAAAAATCATTTCGCCCTCTTGAAAGTAATTCCTAATATAATTTCTTTGATTACGAATAGTTTCAACTCCAACTATTATGTTTTTCAACCCTAAAACTGAATAATCTTTTTTTTCTTTTTCGTTAGCAACAAATAAATATACATCATCAAAATTAATATTTGTTTTCTTTAAGTATGCCAGTGTTTTACTAGCAAAGACATCAACTCTTTTATATGTTGGAATTGCAATTTTATACATTCTTTTCCTTTTCTGCCTTTAATTTTTCCATTAAAAAACCACCTATGTACAATTTTTGGTCTCTCCAAAATTTAACAAGTTCATAAGCCTCTTCATAATGTTCTGCTTCAAATTCAATCTGTATAGCTTTCTTAACCCCATCAGTCATTTCTTCAAGTTGTTTTGAAACATCTTCTTCGTCAAGAATAGAATAATCAACTTCTGGAGCAAAAGTTGGCACATTTAATCCCCAATCCCCTAACTCCTCAGCATCCCATTCGTTTGCTAACATTTCCCAATCCCATTCACCACCGCTGGTATTGTCTTTAATAAGGAATTCACGTTGCTGTTCTTCGGTTAGTTTATCAGCAACAATAACTGGTATCTCTTTTAATCCTGCTTCTACACAAGCCTTGTAGCGCATATTGCCACCAAGTATAATCATATCAGCATTAACTACTATCGGACGAATGTCAAGCATTTCGGGGAAGTCTTTTATTGACTGCACCAACTTTTTAAACTTGTCATCTTTAATTAATCGTGGATTGTTTGGGTTTAGTTTAATTTTGCTAGTTGCTATTTTCTTCATCGCTTTTGTTTTTTATTTTTTATCTATCTGTTCTAATTTCCTTTGTGCCCATGCAACGCCCTCATCACCACCCCATGCATCCCACATCAAACCACCGCATCCATCTTTGTAAGGTACTTTGCTGTTTTGCCTGTGCCGTTCAAATGATGCCATTCGTGCGATTGTATCTCTGCTAATTGGTTCTCTGTTCGCCAGTTGGTTTGCTCTTGCCCATCCTACTAAAGTTCCGCATCCTTTCGGATTGCCACTTTCATCTCTATACTTCAATGCACGTTTAGCGTTCTCGGTTGCGGCTTTCGGATAGTCATTGTAAGTTTCAGCGTTTAAGATTTCTTTCTGCGCCTTCAAGTCATTGGCATGGCTGTATAAACAAAGTCG